AGAGTATGTCAGTCGAGGTCTACGGCATTAGGGAAACCCTTGCCGAGATCCGCGATGTAGACAAAGACCTATTCTTTGAGATTAGGGCCTTCATGAAGCGAGCCGGTGACACCCTTGGTCGCAGGATTCAGGGCAACATTCCGCTGCTTGCACCTATTCGAGGCTTTAGGCACAATGGCCGAACAGCCTGGCGTGGTGCTACAACCAAGACAAATGTAAGTGGTCGTAATGCTAGAGCTGGCATGGATGGTGCAACACCCCTTCTCCAGGTAGTTGTAAATGGTGCAGCAGTAAGCATCGCTGACATGGCAGGTCGCGGTGGGGGTAAGACTCGCTTGCAGACCACTAGGACTTACGAGTGGAAAGGCACTACTCGTAGGCACACTGTCACTACTCAGGGTCAAGAGATGATCAAGGCTTTAGGCATGAGCCCATCTCGATACATCTACCCAGAGGCCGAGCAGTCGGTCCCATTCATTCAGGGCTATGTGTTGCAGGGTGTTGAGCAATACACCAACAAGCTCAATAGAAACATTGAAGTGATTGGGAACCGATAATGGCCGGCATAAAAATCAACATCCTGAGCAACTTCAATGCTCAGGGATTCAGCAAGCTACAGAGAGAACTAAAGCGACTTGACACTCCTATCGAGAAGCTTGGGGCAGTCACTAGATCTCTAGCCCCTGCTGCACAGATTGGTCTTGTGGCTTTGACAGCCCTTGGTGCTTCTGCCCTTAGAGCAGCCGAGGATGCCCAGGTAGCTGACCGCAGACTTGCCAGCGTTGCAGACTCTATGAACCTGTTTGGAACTCAGACAGGTGCAGTGACTAAGCGACTACGCGACTTTGCAGACGCAACGATGAAACAGACCGCGATTGACGATGAGGTCATCAAGGCAACACAGGCCAAACTACTTACCTTCAAGAACCTAGCTGCAACTGCCGATGTCATGGGTGGGGCTATGGACCGAGCTACCCTAGCTGCTATTGACTTGGCAGCAGCAGGATTCGGCTCGGCAGAAACTAACGCCACTCAGCTTGGTAAAGCTTTGCAAGACCCTATCAAGGGAATCACTGCCCTAGCCCGAGCTGGTGTGACATTCACTGAGCAAGAGAAGGCAAAGATAAAGGTCTTGGTGCAGTCGGGCAAGATGCTCGAGGCTCAGGACATGATTCTGTCAGCTATCGAAACTCAGGTTGGTGGCACCGCTGCTGCTACTGCAACAGGCTCGGCAAAGATGGCTGTGGCCTTTGGTGAGATGCAGGAAGCTATCGGAAACGCTTTGTTGCCGGTGCTAGAAAAGCTTGTCCCACTTATCACCGGACTGTTTGACTTTATTGCTAAGAACTCAGTTGTAGTGTCTGTGCTTGCAGGTATCTTTGGAGCTTTAGCTATTGCCATCCTTGCTGTGAACTTTGCCCTAAACGCCAACCCGATTGTCAAGGTCATCACCTTAGTTGCAGCTTTGGCTGCTGGTGCTGTTGTCTTAATCAACTACCTGGTCGGCTTGTCTGGTGGCTGGGGCAAGTTGTTTGAGGCTATGCAGAAGGGCTTGGCTGAGGTTGGCAAGTTCTTTGGAACTGTCTTTGATTCAATCAGCAACTTAGTCGTTGGGGTTATCAACGGCCTAGCCACAAGGTTTGAAAACTTTATCAACACAATCATCGGTGGGCTCAACGGCATCATCACCCTTGCCAACTCTGCACTCAGCCTAGTTTCGAGTGTGACTGGTGGAGCTGTAAACATTCAGGTGCCAAAGGTGCCGACTGTATCTATCCCAAAGGTGCCAGTAAAGACCCCAACCAAGATACCTACCAAGATTCCTAAGCTTGCCCTCGGCGGTATCGTTATGCCACAGCCAGGTGGAGTGCTTGCCAACATTGCAGAAGCAGGACAAGCAGAAGCTGTTATCCCTCTAAACAAGATGGGCCAATACACAAACAACAAGCCACAGAATGTTTACAACATAAATGTCAATGGCGGTGTTGGTTCGGGAGCTACTATTGGTCGCTCAATCGTTGAGGCTATCAAGGCTTACGAGCGTACCTCTGGTGCTGTCTTTGTGGGAGCGTAATGCCAGCCCCAGCAGTCAAAGTTGAACTAGGTCTAAACCTCGGCAACAGAGATCCAATAGCCTTCAAGCTCGATGATGCTATTCGCGGTGTTCTAGACAACACAAGCTACACCCTAAGCGGAAACAGATTCTTTGACATCTCCGACAGACTTATTGCCACAAGCACAGAACGCGGTAAAAACCAGGCACTAGATCGCATTGACGCTGGAACCTCGAGCATTGTTGTTGACAACTCGGACCGACAGTTTGACCCCTTGTATCCCGATGGTCCTTACTTTGGTCAGCTTATTCCTCGCAGATCTATCAGAATTACCTGCAACGGCTCCCCTGTATTCCTTGGCTCAATAGATGACTTTGACATTGTTTATGCTCCAAGCAACCGTTCACAGGTTCGCATCTCTGCATCCGATGCCTTCTCGACTTTGACTAACTCAGGGCTTGAGGAGTTTACCCCTACAGCCCAGCTATCAGGTGCTCGCGTGAACGCTGTCCTAGACAGACCTGAAGTTGCATGGCCAGCAGCAGACAGAGAGATTGACACCGGCAACTCAACAATGCTCGGAGCCCTTGTAGCTGAGGGAACATCAGTGCTTGAGTATCTGCAACTTGTAAGCAACTCAGAGTTCGGTGACTTGTTTATTGGCAAGGATGGCAAGGTCGTATTCCGCGAGCGAAACGCTGTACCAAACACGCCAAACCTAGTATTCAGCGATGAGGTTGTTGCAGGGGTTTACACAGGCATCCAGTTTGCCAGCGTAAACAATGTTTATGGATCTGAGAACCTTTACAACCGCATCCTTATTACTAACGCTTCCAGCCCTGCACTTGAGGCCTCGGCTGTAGATGCAGACTCTCAGGTTATCTACGGACCCCGAAGCTACTCACAGAGCAACCTACTTGTTGCAAGCCAGTCTGAGTTGCAGTTCTTGGCAGATTACTTGCTTGCCAGATTCAAGGAACCTCAGTATCGCTTTGAGTCCTTGACAGTAGTCCTAGATACCCTGACCTTGGCTAACCAAAATGCAGTCCTAGATCTGGAAATCGGTGACATTGTGCTTGTCAGGTTTGAGCCCTCAGACATCCCACCAGCCATCGAGCAGTATGTCAGGATTATTGGCATAAGCCACGACTGGACCTCAACCAGCAAGAACATTACCTTTGCCCTAGAACGCCTTGACTTTGCCATCTTCATCCTTGACAACCCAGTCCTCGGCGAGCTGGACAATGACCGCCTTGCCTACGAGTAGTAAACTAAAACGACAACAAAAGGAACCCAATGCCAAGAAAAACCTTTACCGCTGGTGAAGTCCTAGCTGCTGCCGATGTGAACTTATACCTCAGCAACGAGGTGACACTAACAGCCTCTACTGCTACCTCTTACACAGTGCTGACCTCTGACCGCTACAAGATCCTAGAGTTTGACTCTGCCTCAGCTCAAACAGTGACCTTCTCAACTGCCACAGCCTTTGAGCCTGGCGAGCGTGTTGACATCCTTAGAGATGGTGCCGGAACTGTCACTATTAACCGAGCCTCAACAGCAGTCTCTATCTGGGGTCGAGGAACCGCAGGTACAGCCTACGCAATCGGTACTCGTTATGACGCTGTATCTGTGATCTGTGTGGGTACCGACTCTTACCGCATTATTGGTAACGCAACGGCGGTCTAATGACTCTCTCAGCGTTAGGTATTTTTAGTGCTGCTGGGGCTGGTGGGGTAGTAGCAGATACAAGCTATGAGCTAATTCAAACTCAGATTTTGGCAGCTACCACTAACTCTCTGACCTTTACTAGTCTTGGTGATTTTTCTTCTACTTACAAGCACTTACAGCTCAGAACAGTTGCTAAATCAAACCAAGCTGGAACTGGCTCTGGTGGCATAAGTGCTTTTATAGAAATCAACACAGGAACATTGAACGCACACTACCTTTATGGTGACGGCGGTGCTGTTTACTCAGGCACATCAGCGAACGGATTTATGGTAAACCTTGTTAGAGCTGGTGTGACAAACGCCTTTAGTGCTTCTGTGACTGACTTCCTTGATTCTTACAGCACGACAAAAAATAAAACCATAAGAACATTCGGTGGCTATAGTGGAGAACTTTCTTTGAACTCTGGTCTTTGGCAAAGTACAAGTTCTATTACAAGCATTACAATTCGCACAACAACCGATAATTTTGCTATTGGTTCTCGCTTCTCTCTCTACGGAATAAAGGGATAACAATGCCAACACCTACTTATACACCTCTAGCTACTGTGACTCTAGGCTCATCAGCTTCATCAGTCACCTTTAGCAACATACCTGCTACTTATAGGGATTTGATTGTTGTCGGTGAGTTTGTTCCTTCTGGTGCTTTTGCCGACATGGGTCTCCGATTCAACTCAGACGGTGGAACTAACTACAGCTTCGTTGAAGCAGCTGGTAATGGAAGCGCAGCTCAGTCAAACTCTGGCTCTAGGGCGCAAGCAGTTATGCTTTACACACTTGGAACTAACCGCTGGAGCTTTATTGCTCAGATAATGGATTACTCGGCAACAGACAAGCACAAGACAGTTCTCTCAAGAGCTAACTCTGCCGCTGTCGTGACTATTATGACTGCTAACCGCTGGGCTAATACTGCTGCCATTACTTCGGTGACAGTTCGACCAGACGCAAGCACTTTTGCTTCTGGCTCAACCTTCAATTTATTTGGTATCTCGGCTTAGGAAACAAGAGGAAAACAAAATGCGTTTGATTGAATCTAAAACCCTAGCTACTGCTGCTGCCTCAATCGAGTTCACCTCTATACCTCAGGATGGCACAGACCTTTACATTCTTGCCAGCCTTCGGTCATCAGCAACACTTGTTGGAAACTCCAGTCTTGAAATTAGACCAAATGGTTCTACCGCTAACGGTTCTGGCAGATGGCTCTATGGCGATGGAAGCTCGGCCGCTTCAATTACAGTATCTCGTGTAGATGGTGGTTTTATCAACTCCACTGGACATACATCAAACACATTTAGCAATACTGCCATCTATGTTCCCAATTACGCTGGTGCGACTAACAAATCTTTTAGCTCAGATGGCGTTCAAGAAACAAACGCTACTTTGAACTACATCGGAATAACTGCTTCTTTATGGTCAAATACAGCAGCTATTACAAGCCTAGATTTCAGGTGTATAAGTGCGACCAACTTTGTCGCAGGTAGCACTATCTCGCTTTACAAAATCACAAAAGGCTCTGACGGAATAGTCACCACCTCTCCATAACAAGAAAGAAAAGAAAATGACAGAAGTAATCACAAAGCTAGTAGTGGACTGCTCAACAGGCGAAGCAACAGAAGTACCTCTAACAGCCGAGGAACTAGCACAGCGAGAAACTGACCGCCTAGCTTACGAAGCTCAGGAAGCAACACGCCTAGCTGCCGAGGAAGCAAAAGAAACAGCTAAAGCCTCTGCTAATGCCAAGCTAAAAGCTCTGGGTCTGACTGACTCTGAAATCGCAGCTATCACCGCATAATGGCTGAGGAAACAACTGGGGTACGCATTACCCAGCAAGCAATTTACGCCAAGCAACTTGAGCATGGGGAAACCCTTGTGGCAATCTTGGAAAAGCTGAATCACCTGGATCAAGTACCAGACCGACTCAGAGAGGTTGAGCTGACACTAGCTCGGCTTGCTTGGATTGAAAAGATTGCTTACACAGGCTTGACCGCTGGGATTACAGGACTGATTGCTGCCCTAGTTAGCTTCCTAGTAAGGTAGCCCTTTTCTTTAGATTGCACTTGCCATGACTTGGCTTGACATTAGATAACTTGTCAGGTCCACCCTTTGAGATAGGGATTACATGGTCAATGTGAAGTGACATCTCCCAACCCTCAGTGCCAATCTTTCGGTTTAGGCTTAGATCTATTGAATCACCGCAGATGTGGCAAATAGCACCATGCAGCTCTAGCACTTGAGCTTCGGTGTATCTTTCCCAGCCATTAGCTCGTTTGGTCGCTCTACGCTTACGAGCCAGTTCCCTTACCTTTTCAGGGTGCTGTTTTAGATGCTGTTTTCTTTGAGCTGAACGATGCTCTTTAGTTTGCTCATAGATTTCTGGCCACTTGGCTCGCCGGTAGTCGTTTAGAGCATCCTTGTTTGCATAGTAATAAGACAGATTTTGTGAACGATACCTAGTTGGGTCGCTCTGTCTTTTATCGTTATTGAACTTCTTGACACAGCTTTTACAGGCAGCTCTTAGGCCACCAGTGTTGGAGTCTTTGTAGAACTCAGAAGTGCTTTTAGTTTGCTTGCACTTGGTGCAAGTCTTATACTCGGTCATAGTGGACTCCTTGTAAGTCTGCTCACGCCCCTGGTTGTTGATAGCAACGCAGGGGTCTTAGCTTTTATTTTATCGGTAAACTAGACATCAAGACTGATAGGACAAAAAATGAGCACAAGACCACAGTTTCCTTTAGATGGAAAAAAGGGCAAAGACTGGAAGGTGACCAGTCCAATGGGGATTCGCATACACCCTATAGAGAAAATAAGGAAAAGTCACAATGGCACCGATCTGTGGGGGCCAAAGCCAAAGATTTGGATTGAGGCTTGGCACGATGGTCGAGTCATTGCAGCTGGAACCTCAAAACTAAAGAACGCAGACGGCTCACTCGGTGGTGTCGGTTGGTATGTTGACATTCGCTCAAAGATTGACGGCAAGTGGTATGTAGCTCGCTATGCACACATGGTCGAGAACAGCCTCAAGGTTGTAAAGGGTCAAAAGGTCACCGCTGGAACCAAGCTAGGTATCATGGGCAACACCGGTGCATCGGCTGGCCGACACCTTCACTTTGAGATTTGTAAAGGCAAAGTTCACCGCTGGACACTTGACGGCTCAGGCTTTGTTGACCCAATGAAGTTTGTTTTCAATGTCATTGACAAGTGGGATCTAGCTCAGACCATCGCACCAGCGATTGCAGACACAGGCGAAACACTACCTGCCCCAGTTCACGAGCCAGTCCCAGTAGTCAAAGCCCCTAAACCCCCAAAGGTGCAACCCAAACTTGGTAAGTAAACTAGCCAAAAAGAAAAGCCTACGACTTATGTTTGTGGGCTTTTTTCTTTTCTTTATGGTCTGGCAACCAACCCCTGCCTATGCTGCACAAGCTTGGGCCACAATTACCTGTGCCGACTCAACTGGCAATCAACAAAGCTATGCGACAGGATGGAACAATGAAAACAACTACTTCATGGATAAAGGCAACATTGCCCAACACTTTTGCGAGGGTGGTTGGGCTGGCCAGCTCACCACTTTTGTTGGTGTTGTATCTAGTGACGGCACTGAGCTGGATCCTGCTTTGCTTTTCCATCCTGGCTACATTGCTCCTAGTCCTATCAGTCCCACTCCTAGCCCTGAAACTGCACAAGAAACTCAAACGACAGTAAGGACAGATGATGTCGAACGAACTGAAACAGTTGTACGCACAGAGGATGTTGCTCGCACTGAGGAAGTTGTCAGAGAGCCTGACCCAGTGGCTCCGGTGGCTCCCATAGATCCAGAGCCAACCCCCGAACCAACCCCCACACCGACCCCAGAACCAGAGCCTAGTCCCACAAGCCCTGTGAGGCCTGTAGAGCCGACAAAGCCCCCAGAGGTCATAACACCTACCCCAGAGCCTACCGAGCCCCCTACGAGCCCCACAGAGCCGACAATTCCGAGCGAACCTATGCCTGAGCCTGTTTTGCCAGAGGAAACAATAAGTATCGAACTAGCGTTAGAAGCTGTCGGTAAACTTGTAGATAACCTACGCTCAATCGGGTCGGATCTAAGTCCAGAAGTACGAGAACAGGCACAGCAAGTAATTGTTGCGTCTGTAATCGTCACCCAGGTCGCTCTAGCAGGTAGGAAACCTTGAAGTTTATCAAAGACCAACTAGATCAAGCTTGGACAATTCTGGGCTTAGGCATTGCTTGGGTCGTACTTGAGGGCACAGCTAAAGACTTTGTCGGTTGGGCCATCCTCATCACAATCGCTATTTGGGCAGCAACTTACCCCCTACGAAAGGACTGACCTATGTGGTTAGACATCGCACGCAGAACCCTAGCTGTAATCATCTTGAAGGTCACAGGCATCTTTGTCGGTGGAGCAGTTATTGGCCTTGAGGTAGCACAGGCAGTAGCAATGGCAGCCTTTGCCGGAATCATAGATGTGGCTCAGGAACTATCTCGCTCATACCTGGCTGATGGTCAGATTGACGCTGATGAGATCAACAAGTCCTTTGGCAAGATTGCCGAAAAGACTGACAAGAAAAGCTAACCCCTTAGCTTCGAGCGTTCCTCGGCAGTAGTGCCACCCCAGATGCCTACCATCCCTGCTGATAGGGCATAGTCAAAGCACCTTAGTCTGACCGGACAGTCGTTGCAGACTTCCTTAGCTACGGCAATCAGCTTTTTACGCAGGTACACATCTGGCTCATCCTCTGGGAAAAAGCACTCTGGCAACTGACTGCACTGCACACCCCCATTCTCAGAGATGGCGTGTTGCAATTCGATGTATTTACGCTCTAGCTGTCTTGATGTCATAGGGGGACTCTAGACTAAAAACAACCTAAAAGGCAAACCCACGCCGAGAGAGTTAGCGTGGGTTGCCGGACAAGATGAAAGAGAGGGAAACACCTTGCCAGTTTCTAAGCTACCAACCGAGATAAACGAGTTGCAGGATGCAGTCCTGCTAGGTGACTTTGCCAACGGCTCACCGGAGTGGCACTCACTACGCAATGAACCAGGTGCAGTCGGTGGCTCAGACATCGCAGCTATCGCCGGACTTAGCACTTGGGAATCAGCCATAACTAAGTGGGCTAAAAAGACTGGCCAGATTCCTGATGAAGTCGAACCCAACATGAGCATGAAGCTCGGCACAAAACTTGAGTCACCTATCTTGGAACTGTTTGCCGATGAGCACCCTGAGTTGGAGATCTACGAAACAGGCACCTGGGCAAACAAGATGTACGACTGGGCAAGGGCAAACCTTGACGGACTTTACAAAGACGCTGACGGCAACTGGGGCATTATCGAGGTCAAGTTCTCTCGCGACTACTGGACACAAGTGCCACAGTCTTATCGAGCACAAGTGCTCTGGTACATGAAGGTCTTTGGCATTAGGCGAGCAAAACTTGTTGCACTGGCTGGCTCTAGCTACATGGAGTTTGACATCGAGTGGGATGAGTTTGAGGCAAACACACTTTGGGATGCTGCTCTTAGATTCCGGCAAGCTTGCCTAGATCTAAAGATGCCTGACTGGGATGGGTCTAACTCAACGCTAGAAACTATCAGAGCACTCAGCCCTAACATCGAGGATGGCGAGGCTGACCTGGATGAGCTTGGTGTGCACTACTTCAACGCTGTCAATGACGCAGAGAAGGCTAACAAGCTAATGACAGACCTCAAGGCTAGAGTTATCAAAGCAATGGAAGGTAAAAAGCGAGGCATCATCTACGGCGAACACCTGCTTAGTCTTAGATCAAGAGCCGGTGGAGCACCTTACTTGCACCACGAGAAGGGAAAGTAAATGGCACAGTTCAACCTCAACGATTACGAAACAGTCGAGCAACGCATCAAGCGTTTCTACAAGGACAATCCTGACGGCAGAATCATCACCGAGAACCAGACAACGCTGCAGGACCGACAGGTGAGCACCTGGGTAGTTATGGCAAGCGTGTACCTCAACAACGAAACCGACAAGCCAAAGGCAACAGGTCTTGCTTTTGAGGTTGATGGTCAAGGTATGGCTAACAAAACATCTGCACTAGAGAACGCTGAAACATCTGCCATTGGTAGAGCACTAGCCAACGCTGGATACTCAGGCAACAAGCGAGCCACACGCGAGGAGATGGCCAAGGTTGCAAGGGATAAAAAACCGAGTGCAACTGCTAAAGACTGGCTTGCAATGGCAGCAGAATTAGGCAATGACCTTGATGGTTTACGCTTGCTATACAGCGAGGCCAAGACTGGTGGGGCTGACACAGCAACGCTAGACAAGATCAAGGACATCGCCAATGGACTATCAGGCTCAAAGGATTCTGCTTAGTTCCATACTCGAAGTGCAAGAGTGTCTGCATCAACAGTTTGACCGAGGTGAACTTGACCTTGTATCACAGCTATGGCAATTACAAAGAGAGAAAGCTAGAAGGCTAAGAGATGGAAATTATTACACCAGGCCACATAGTCCAGGAGCTACAACGCCTGACAAGCGAGATGGACAAGGGAGCTAACGCACTCTACGATGCCGAGTGCAAGATGGCCGATGCTGAGGCTGCTTATGACAAGGCAGTGTCTTTAGCCTTTATCAACAACGCTGGGACTGTTGCAGACCGGCAAGCTGTGGCTAAGTTGCAGTCGGTAGAGGAAAAGCTAAAAGCTGACCTAGCCAAAGCCGAATACAACAGGGTCCGAACCAAGCTAAAAACCTTGTCAGATCAAGCCACAATGATGGCAGTTATCAGCAAAAATGTCGAAATACAGTGGAAACACGCCTAGCTGGTAGCCTACTTGGGTGATTGCCGAAACCTGCTCATGTGGGGCCAAGTTCAGGACCGATGAACCTGAGCCACTCAAGCTTGTCCGAGAGTGGAGAAGGAAACACACTTGCCAGGAAGCTGCACCAGAGTCGCGTGACATCGAAACCACAAGCAGCATCGGCTTTAGTGCTGACTATCGAGGCACCGGACTAGATCTACCTGCTAAAAAATACGACCCATGGGAAGATGATGAATAAAAAAAGCTTCCAAAAGTTTATAGATCGCGACAAGTGTTGCAGTCACTGTGGCACCACAGATGACACGCTTATCCCACAGCATCGAGCCAACAGAGGCATGGGTGGCAGTAGAGCCCTAGACAGACCTAGCAACATCATTGTGCTTTGCAGTGCTGCCAACTTTATGCTTGAGTCCAACGCCAGGTTCGCCGACCTTGGCAGGAAGTTTGGCTGGAAACTAGAGCGACACCAGGTGCCAGAGTTTACCCCTGTTTACATGGGTGATGGCTGGTGGCTGTTAGATAACGACTTCAACAGGACACCTGTGCCAAATAACGAAATCGAATACTTTTGATGCTAGGGTCAAACCGGACACCCCAGAGCGGTCCCTGTAAATCCCACAAGGATTAGATCAAACCGCTGGGGTTTGGCCCCTTGTACCAAACAGGTGCTAAGGTAAAAACATAACTAAATAAAAGTGCCGCCTAGAGATCGGAACCTCTAGACGGCGTGAAACCAACAATAGGACTGTTGGCATCCCTATAAGCATAGTGTGCCAACTCATTAGAGAAAGGCACATTTTATGTTTAACTGGGAGAACAAAAACCTCGCTGAGGTGCTGTCAATGTACGGCGGAAACATCTTTATGGCTGAGATGGATTACCGAGCTATGGGACTCGATAACGGCCAATGGGTGATGTTGGTCAAAGAGGGCTACGATAACAGAGTCGTAAGCCCAACTGTCATGATGCTGATGGCTGAGAGAGCAGCTGCAAGATGAGCAGAAAAGATGTAGTGACCAACACTCAGGTCCTATACCGGTTCTACAATGCAGACAAAAAATTGCTTTATGTTGGCATTTCACAAAATTGGATGGCTCGCCTAAGTCAGCACTATAAACACGCCGAGTGGTTTGACCAGGCAGTTTATGCTTACTTTGAGCACTTCAACACTCGCAAAGAGGTGGAGCAGGCTGAGAAAAAGGCCTTGGCAACAGAAGGTGCAATACACAACATTGCTTTCAATCCAGACCATGAAGGTCCTGTAAATCATTTTAGAAAAATACGGGGGTTTGTCTATGGTGATAAATCATCTGACACTACACATAAAGATTTGGTACATCATCTAAAAAAGCTACAAACAGAGGATGATTTTTGGCGAAAGAAAACTAGTAGCCACTTGGCCTATTGGCTCCTAAAAGCCTTGCCAGAATTAAACCCACAATGTCCTTATTGCCCAGATGTGTTTCACTCAAATCAAATCAGGGCTTGGGCTAACGAATCTAAAAGTAGGAGGATGAATGCCGCTAATTCGAGGACACCACAGCTTTGACGATCACTTTACTCAGATACCAAACAACTGGGTCAGGGACTCTAACTTGTCATTGAAGGCTATCGGGCTACTAACGCAACTCATGAGCCACCGACCTGGTTGGAACATGAGCATCAGCAGTCTGGCAAGGTTCAACAAGACCGGAATACGCACCATCAAATCGGCAGTCCAAGAGCTTGAACTCAACGGCTACCTACTTAGATCAGAAAAGCAGCAACACAACCCCGATGGCACCTTTGCCGACTTTATTTGGACTACTGCTGACCCGTTGCAAAATGACGCTACGGCAAAAAGCGTAGACGCTAAAGTACACACAAAGAACACTATTACTAAAGAACAACAAATAACTAAGAATAAACAAGAGAATAAAGCAAGCAAAATTACAGATGATTGGGAACCTGCTCAAAACATTATTGACGAGTACCCAACGAAGTACCCTGGCTTGAACTATGCCAAAGAGCTTGCTAAGTTCATCAACTACTACACCTCAAAAGCTGAGAGTAGAAAAGATTGGAACGCTAGTTATCGCAACTGGCTTATCAACGCAATGGACTACCAAGGCATCAAGCCAGAGGAACATAATAAACCACTGCAAAAGCTAAAGATTGGCAAGTGGCATGACTGAGTTTGAGCTGTCGGTAATTGGCTCGATCCTGCTGACCAACGGCAAGGCACTTGATGACCTGACCTTGGCACCGGATGACTTCCTAGATCCAAGCCACGAGATCATCTACAAGACGATGCTTGAGATGAAGCTGCACCGCAATCCGATAGATGTTGTGACAGTCGGGGCTAGATTGCCAAAGCTTGCCAGCTACCTACATGACTGTGTGACTGCTACCCCAACCGCTGTAAGTGTGAACTTTTATGCCAGCAAGGTTGTCGAGGAAAGCACCAGACGCAGACTAAGCACCACCGCTGCTGTTATCAGCGAAACAGCCAAGCACTCTGACCTTGCAGAGGTAATGGAAAAGGCTAAGAAAAGCATTGACGGAATCATCGAGCGAAACATTGCAGTCAAGCCAAGCTATGTTGATGATGAACTTATCCCTTACCTTGATGAGCTAGACAAGCCACGCAACTATCCGCTGACACCTTGGGACCAGCTCAACAACATCATCGGGGGATTGCGACCAGGTGCTCTATACATCATCGGTGCTCGACCAGGTGTGGGTAAGACAATCGTTGGGGTGCAGTTAGCTTGGCACTTGTCCAAGACTGGGCCTGTGTCGTTCCACAGCCTTGAGATGGGCAAGTCAGAACTTTACAACCGCATCATCGCGATGGAAGCTTCTGTCTATCTTGGCAACATTGAGAAGGGAACCATTAGAGATCATGAGTGGCAAAAGATAGCTCAGACAATCAGGCAGACCAAACACGAGCTTGCTATCCACGACAAGTCAGGGCAGACCATCCAGCAGATCAGGGCACTAGCCAACAGCGTGAAGTCTGACGGCAAACTAAAGGCGATTGTTGTTGACTACCTTGGCTTGATTCAGGATACCGAAAAGGGCCGAAAGCGTTATGAGATGATTACCGACATCTCCATCGGGCTAAAGAACCTTGCTCGCGATCTTGAAGTGCCGGTCATTGCCCTAGCTCAACTCAATCGAGGACCAGAGCAGCGAAAGAACTCAGAGCCTGACATGGCAGACCTAAGAGATTCAGGTGGCATTGAGCAGGATGCCGATGTTGTTATCTTGCTGCACCGCGAGCAGGTTGAAGGTGACCAGGAGTGGGAGCGTAGCCAGATGATTCTGAATGTTGCAAAGAACCGACATGGCACCACAAATAAAGCGTGGCTCAAGTTCGAGGGTCACCATGCCAGAGTTGTCGAAGGCTAAGATTATGGCGTGGATGACAATGTGGCACTGTGTTGCCGATGTGGTGCTACCTGGAAGGTCAACACCCATAAACGCAAGAGGAAAGACCTCAAGTGCCAGTCCTGCCGTATGCACCGAGCCTTGGTCATCAAGTACGGCTCTGAAAAGTGCATCCCTTGGCAAGGCGAGTTTGACAAGGCAACCCTCACTGTGCCAATCTTTGATGGCCAGCCTGTCTTACCTGGCATTCGATCATGTGGCCACAGCGACTGCACCAACCCCAATCATGTCTTAGGTGACCACTAGAGTAAACAAAACAACAAGAGATAAGGAAAAAAGAGATGGCAAGTATCAAAGTAAAGGGCACTGTTAGCCGAGTATTTTACGAAGGCAAGGGCATCGAGCTGACCGAGGCTTACACCACCAAGGCTGGCGAAACAATAAACAAGCGATACACAGTATGGCTAAAGGCACCGACCACCTATGACATCGGTGACGAGTTGCAGGTTGAAGGACTTTACAGCTCAGAGATTGACAACTGGACCAACAAAGAGGGCGAAGCCAAGCAGTCAATCAAGGTAAGCATCAACAACCCTTACATTACCCCTGCTGATCCAGCTCAGGTAGTCAAGTCGTTGTTTGAGCCAACCCACGAGCCAAGCCCCTTTTGAAAAATCTCCGTTGGCTAGTCCCAGCACTAACCGCTGGGGTGCTCCTTAACCTATCGCTCAACACCACTAGCGTTCTTGG